CTACATTGGCACGACTGCCAGCACACTTGTACTCACAATTTCGCCAGCCTCCATTACGGAGAACTGCTGAACCCTGATTTTTTTGGAGTCCCGCATAGAGTCAAATAGCGTCTTTACATCCTGGGGAGCAAACGTCGATAGGTCCACCTTGCCTGGGAACACATACTCATGGCCTGTAAGGCGAAGCGACAGCGACAGACTGGTCTTGGTACGTTTGATCATCTCGATATACACGTCGTCAGTCCTTGGACCGCGCGTACGATCTGCTGGGTCATTGTCCCGAACCCGCTGCAGATCCTGAGAATCATAGTGCTGACCCTGGATGTCCATCCCAGTAGCGTCAGGAGCACCTTTAGCGATCGACCTATATCCCTCTACGGCATGAGATCTGGCTCGAACCGCTTCGATTGGGAGCTCTTTGTCTGCGAGAGCCTGCATCAGGGTGGAAATAAGCTCGGCATTCTTCCCGTCGCTCGAGGCTGCGGCATCAATCCGATGGTTCTCAGTCGAATATGCCGTCCATTCTTGGAAGGCCATGTATCCAGCAAACGATAGGACAATCACAGCAACCAGGCATGCAGTCTGTGCACCGGAAAGCTTGTTCATGGGAAGGACGCTGAAAAGTTTGTTGAGAATGTCATCCAGCAGTCCTTTTCCGTCTGTGCATCCCGTTGATATCTGAAAGACCAAGTCTAACTCGGCCTTTTCAAGATTGGTCAGCCGTCCTAGCGACGGGGCACCATACCTGATCTCAGCGTAGGCTCTCAATAGCTGGTCATGGAAGTCGACGAATCCCTCCATCAATCGAGGGGTAAGGGTGCTGTGGTAGCGCTCGCCCTCAATGGCCACATGAAAAATTGGCCAACCTTTGAATCGAGGTATGGCCGCATCCCCTGTAGATATCCCCGTCAGTGCGCTCAAAAATGACTGCGCGCTGTCAACAACAACAAAATCTTTCATCGAATCGCTGTCCCTGCCATAACACCCACCCTTTAACTCGTCAAAATAGCTGTCAGTCCACTACCGCATTCCCACCTACTCAGCCTTCCCCCCGCACAATCCTCTCACCCGAAACCTCTGCCACATAAGCAGTCAGCCGATCCTCGTCTGCCTGGAAGATCTTGCACATCCTCAGCACGGCTTGAGCGTCCGCCTCATTGCCGGCCAGGCTCAGCCGTTCAGCGACACGCAGCATCTCTACTGCTGACCACTTCAGATCGGAAGCGACGCCCTGGAGGTCTCGCTTCAGCTCTTGGTTGGGATTGGTTATGGACATGTGGCTCCTACAAAACGCCGTCGCGAGAGATACTCCGATCTAGAATCTCAGTTCGCCGCCGCTGGTACTCTTCAGGCGGCAGCTTCCGCTTCTTGAGCAGCAACAGCTCGGACTCTTGGTACTCTTGCTCCGTCATTGGCATATTGCCCTGCGGAAGGAGAGGGGGTTCTGACTTGTGAGCGCTGCAGCCAAAAAGCAGCGCCAGCATCGGTATAGCTATTGTCTTTGTCATACCTATCCTTGGAACCAATGGAGCTCCGTGTTTTACAAATCTCTTTAACGCCTACTCAGCCTTGTTCCGCACAATCCTATCGCCGCCACTTCGTTCTGCTGTGGCAACTCTCAATGCTACAGCAGCCCCAATAAGCCTATGCACCTGAGCCAAGATGACAGAGGCCAGATCATCATTCCCGGCTGCTTTGAGAGTGTCGACTACGTCGAGCAACCTCTCTATCTCGGCCTCAATGGCGCGAACGGATTCACCTATGTGGTAATGGAGTGAGTGCGCCATCCTGGTCAATCCTTAAGCCAGATCGGTTACAAGTTCTAGTTACGTCAGCTCAGACCAGATGAGCATTCCATACCAACAGCACCCGAGCCTGAATGTAGGTGTCTTCCGCTCTGATCGTTTGAGGTGGGTGCCGGGGGTTGTCAGAAAGCATGGTGATTTGCTCGTCACCCAGCCACTGAAGGCGCTTGATGTAGAGGTGACCCTCCCACGAGAACATGTAGATCCCATCGCCCACAAATTCCCGAACGCTGACGTCGACAAGCAGCGGGTCGCGATGCTTGATCGTCGGCGCCATCGATTGCCCCCAACCTGTCACCATCTTCAGGTGAAAGTGTTCTTTGAATTCAACGCCCATCTCACGCAGATGTTGAGGACTTACCCTCACGTCCTGGAATAACTCCGGGTAATCGTGCGGTATTTGCCCGCCACCCATCGCGGCGCGGACGTCGTAGTGCGCGATCCATACCTCGTCACCGACTACGCCAGGGCGGTAGTAATCAACCTCGATAACGCCGCCGTCATCGTCCGCATCAGCTGCAGCCAGCAATCGCCGGCGGGCATCTTCTGAAAGCCCTTTTCCCTGCTTCTCCAGCATCTGGCGAACCATTTCAGCCGCCGACAAGCTCAGGGTTGACGGCCCTGCGTGCTCCGCAGTGCTTGTCAGCCCGCTTATCTCATGGGCCAGCCTCTTGCTGAATTTCTCGATAGGCACTTTAAGAACGCGCGACAGCACTGACGCGAATTTCGCGTTCAGGGGATTGGTGCCGTTCAAGTACATCGCGACAGCGGCGGCAGAGATATCAGCCTCTTCAGCAAGGCTTGCCTGCGTGAGGCCAAGGGCATTTTTTTTCGATACGAAAATCGCCTTGGCGGCGTCGCATTCAGCTTTTAGCTCTGGGGAAAGTTCTTTCTTTTTGCTCATCCGTGAAATTTAACCGTTGGTTAATTTATTTGCGGCAACCGGCGGTATTGCTAGAAAACTAACCGGCGGTTAATATTGAGACTGACAACACCATTCGAGATTTCAGAATGAAGCAGATCCCACTTACAGAGCTGGTTGCTACAAAAGGGCAGGCCTTTGCGGCCAAGTCTCTTGGGGTCAGCCCCGCTGCAATCAGCAAAGCGATTTCCGCCGGGCGAAACATTTCAGTCGTCTGCAACGAAGACGGGACTTTCGAGGCTCACGAACTCAAGCCGTTTCCGGCCCAGTTGACCTCGAAAAAATCCGCCGCCTAACCCACAACCCGCTGCGAACTGAGTGATGCAGTCGCCCGCTCAAACCCTCGCAGCTCTTCACGACCAAGCCGATTCCGTAACGGGGCGGCAACCCTCTCAAACGCAGGCCAAAGCCTGAGTTGGGACGACAAGGGCAGGGTAGAAGCCAAGGCGACCACCAAGCAGCAAAGGGCGGCTACCTCGCCTTGTAGTTCGGAAGAGTCGGTCATGGATGCGTCCTTGATCGTTAGTGGCGATTTGGCATGAACCCAGAATACGAACGAGAGAACCCTATGCAAACGTCCAGTCCAAGACACAGCGCACAAACCCGTGACCAGGTGCTGGTCGCGCACGCGGCAAACCAGATCGCTCGCACCAGCCTGAGTCAGGACGATTTTGCCCAGGCGCTGAGCCGCGAACTGCATCTGTCGTGCCCAGAGAAGGCCGTCGCCAAAGAGGTGCCTAACTTCTCCGCTCTCACCGAGCAGAACGACGTTGGCGAATTCGTGAAGGCTACCGGCCGCTGGCTGAAGCGTGTGCAGCGCTGGCTTTCAGGCGATCAGGACATGCCGTCCTGGCTGGAGGAGTCGTGGGTTAGCGCCCTGGAGCCTGAGTTCCGCGACCACTGCATCAACGAGCTTGCCAGCCGTCACGGCCTGATCGGTGCCCGCCAGATGCAGAGCGAGCAGTGCGCGAACAAAAGCTTCGGTGCGCTGATCCGCGCCCTTGGCGATGTGATCGACACCGGTAGCGAAGTGTTCGACGACCAGGTGATGTGCGAGGAGGACTTGCCGCATCTGCCGGCGTTCGCCGCGCAGTGCCGCCAGGTTGAAGCTCGGGCAGGGGAGCTGGGCCGGAAGGCTGAAGCCCTGCTCGTGAAGCATCGCCCAGCGTTGAAATCCATCGCCTGAATCCCGGACACAAAAAAGCCGGGATTGCGCCCCGGCTAATTCATTACCACTTGATGAGGCCGATTATGCAGAGCCAACCCAATTCAAGCAATACCCCGACCAATGTCGCGACACGTTTTGATAATTCTGAAAACGTGTCGCGTACCACGATGTCCTCTCGCGAGATCGCCAATGTCACCGGCAAGCGTCACGACAACGTGAAGCGCGACATCGTGGCAATGCTGAAAGACCTGAAAGTAGATGTACTCAGTTTTGAGGACATC